GACCTCAAAGAGGTAAACATTGTCGCGGACCAGATAAAGAAAAAGGACTACCAGTACAAGTGTGCAGATCAACCTGTCTGCAATTTCTGCAACAAAGACCTCTGCCGTAGCCGGAAGCATGGCGTGGGGGGTGGGGCAAACACACCAACCGTAGCCAACTTGCGTAAGTATGACAGTGAGCCACCTTTGTGGTTTCTTGATGTCAACGGGTCGCCTGTCGAACTAGACACGGAAGGGCTTCAGAAACAACCTCGCTTTCAGATACTTTGCATGGAACAGATAAACTTCATGCCGCGCACCATTACCCGACAAGCTTGGGAAACCATGATGAACATGCTCCTGTCTCAGATGTTGGACACCGAGGGTGCTGTCATAACAACCTCCGAAGACACAAGCCTTCGCGGTCAATTCTACGACATGCTTGAAGAGTTCTCTACGCATATGCAGTCTGCAATGGATAGAGAAGAAATATTGTTGCGCCGTCCTTGGACTGATGAGGAAGAAGGCCGCACATACTTTAGACTTAAAGACTTCGAGGCTTTTCTAAAACGCAACCGGTTTTTTGAATACCGCTCAAACAAAATAGCGCAACGCCTTCGCGACATAGACGGGAAGTCAGAGCAGTTCCGCATCAAGGGCCGGACAGTGCGCTGTTGGTCAATACCCTCCTTTGCAAAAATAGAAGAAGGGTTTGAGTCTCGCTTTGATGACGAGGAGGATCTTCCGTTTTGAGAGATGAACCTGTCAACTGGAGCCAGCTTCTTCGCGAGTTGCGGATAGAGAAAGGTCTGACGCAACGAGAACTGGCTTACCAGTCCAAGATGCCCCAGCGGACAATAGCAGAGTATGAGAATGTCGAAGCTTCTCGGCAATTGTCCATATACAGGATTGAACAGATACTTGACTCTCTTGGTTATGAATTGGATGTTTTTTTGAAAAAAGATAATGTTTAGATACTTTGGACCCCCAGGAACCGGAAAGACAACCACACTGTTAAATCAGGTGGATACACTACTGTCGGGTGGCATGTCCCCGAACGACATAGGGTATTTTGCTTTTACACGCAAAGCGGCCCACGAAGCACGGGACAGAGCCGTTTCAAGGTTTAACCTAGATCCTGAAAAAGATTTTATGTACTTCCGTACATTGCACAGTCTGGCATTCCAAAGTCTTGGTATGTCGAGTGCCGACGTTCTTGGCGACAAAGGTCTCAAGGATTTTAGTAAAGAGACAGGGGTTGACTTGTCTTCTACTGGAGCGGAGCACATTGTTGACGATGGCTTTACGCTTCTTAAATCTAACAACCCAATAATGCGGGCAATTGATCTGGCTCGAAACTCACTAGAGGGGGTGAAGTACGCATACAATGCCACTGATCTAGTCATTCCTTTCTATGAGTTTGAACATTTATATAACGAGTATGAGCGCTTTAAGTTGTTTAACGGCTTGAAAGACTTTACCGATATGATGGTCGAACTGTCCGAAAGACCAAGCAACCTTCCTGTTCTTAACACAATATTCTTAGACGAAGCACAGGACTTAACACCATTGCAGTGGCGAGTAGCTCATAGCCTGAACGAACGCTGCGAGAGGATGTTTGTTGCAGGCGACGATGACCAAGGCATTTACCGCTGGGCTGGAGCAGAAATAAATCACTTCGTTTCATTGCAGGGCGGTTCGGAAGTTCTCTCTCAATCGTATCGGATACCTCGAAGCGTTCACCGCATAGCAGATTCCGTGGTTCAAAGAATACAATATAGACAGAAAAAAGTATGGGACCCAAGGCGAGAAGAAGGCAGTGTCCAGCGCACATACGATGCAAACACGGTTTCGTTTGGCAACGAAGAATGGCTGGTCCTCGCGCAAGCTAATTACATGTTAGATGAATTAGCAGAACAACTTACTTCTAGCGGTCAGTATTTTGAGCGTAAGGGATCACCGTCTTTGAAGAAAAACGTGCGGACTGCTATTAGCTCTTGGAACTACATGCAGGAAGGCGACGGTCACGAAATATCTTTAAAGGAAGCCGTCAATCTTTATGACCACATTTCCAGTGGGGAGGGTCGTTTAAAGCGCGGTGCTAAGAAAATGTTGGGCGGTGCGGATGAGAAAGACCTTTTTACCCTTGCTGTTTTACGAGATTACTTTGGGCTAGAAACACCAGACACAACCTGGGACGTTGCTTTAAACCGGATTGGTGACGAAGACAGGGCATATGCCACTGCTTTGCTTAATCGGGGCGTCAATATATTCGAGAAGCCCAAGATTAAACTGTCCACGATCCACGGCGCAAAAGGCGGCGAGGCCGACAATGTACTACTGTTCACGGACCTGTCCGGTAAGGCATTGAAAGAAATGGAGAAAAACCCCGACGATGCTCACCGAGTTTTATACGTTGGAATAACGAGAACAAAAAAGAACCTTGTTTTAAAAATGCCAGAAAATTCACAGAGGGGTTGGGCCATATGAAAGTAATAATTGAAAGTCCTTACAAAGGAGATCTTTTTCACGGAAGAGGTCTGTTTGACAACATTGACTATGCAAGAGACTGTATGTCCAATTCTTTGTCGAGAGGAGAGTCACCGTTTGTCTCACACTTACTTTACACCCAAGTACTGGACGATGACATCCCCGAAGAGCGTCATCTTGGTATGAATTTGGCGTTAGCGTGGTATGCAGTTGCAGATCTGTGCGCGGTATACATAGACCTTGGCATATCTGATGGCATGGCAAGTGGAATTGAACACGCAAAAGAAATTGGATTAACCGTAGAACAAAGGACACTGTACAATGGCCGCATCTAAGAACGTCTTGGAAACAGCTTTAGATCTTGTTGGGGGTGACCGTGCGGAGGATTACGGTTCAATGTGGGAAAACCATCAGAACATTGCCCAGCTATGGAACGGATATTTGCACGATAAGAACGGCGACTTATCCGCGGAAGATGCTGCCAACATGATGGAGCTAATGAAAATAGCACGGCGTAAGTCAGGGGCTCTGAAGAAAGACAACTACATTGATGGCGCGGGATATGCGGCGGTAGCTTTTGAATGTGCCGAGAAAGAACGCGACAACCAGCTTTCGCTTAAACTGCTGGCAGAAAAGTATAGTAAGAAGAACAATGAAAAAGAATCTTAAAAAACCAACGTGGGGCGTCAAGACCGAGTGGGTTCCTATTGAGCAGTTACCTCCGACACCGAAAGGTATCACGGAAATTGCAATAGACTTGGAGACCAAAGACCCACGGCTCAAGTCCCATGGCCCAGGGTGGGCTACCGGACATGGAGATGTAGTCGGGTTTGCTGTTGCATACGAAGGTTTTAACGCCTATCTGCCCATTGCCCACGAAGGTGGTGGCAACCTTGATCGGGGCATTGTCATGCGCTGGTTCCAGAAGGAGATAGCGGACCATCCTTCCGATAAGATTTTCTACAATGCCGCGTATGATGTGGGCTGGATGAAACGCCTTGGCATTGAGCTCAAAGGAAAAATGATCGACGCAATGCTGGCCGCACCTTTGTTAAACGAGAACAGGTTTAGTTATTCACTCAACGCAGTGTCCTACGACTACATGGGACTAATGAAGTCAGAAGCCGCTTTACGAGAAGCCGCACAAGAGTTTGGCGTTGATCCAAAGGGAGAACTTTACAAACTACCTGCCTGTTTTGTTGGAGAGTATGCCGAGGCCGATGCCCAGCTTACCCTTGATCTTTGGCAGGTTTTTAAAATGGAGCTAACCAAACAGGACTTGTGGCAGGTCTTTGACATGGAGACTTCTATACTGCCGCTTTGTATAGAAATGACTTGGAAGGGTGTTCGAGTAGACCTCGACTCTGCCGAGAGACTTAAACAAGACCTTCTTAAGATTGTAAAAGGAATACAGTCGGACGTTAAGAAGGAGACAGGTTTTGCTGTAGAGTTGTGGGCGGCGGCAAGCATTGCCAAAGTCTTTGACCATTTGAAGATACCGTATGGTCGAACCAAGACAGGCTTGCCCAGTTTTACCAAGAACTTCTTAGCCCAGCATGAACACCCTATTGCCCAGAAGATTGCAGAAGCAAGAGAGTACGACAAGATGGGCAACACCTTCCTGTCCAGTATATTCCGGTATGCCGAGAAGGACCGCATCCACGGTCACATTAATCAGTTACGCTCCGAAGGCGGCGGAACCGTGTCCGGTCGTATCTCTATGTCAAACCCGAACCTCCAACAGATACCAGCGCGGAACCCAGAAATGGCCCGCAAAATACGGGGGCTGTTCTTGCCAGAAGAAGGGGAGAAGTGGGCGTCAATGGATTTTGACCAGCAAGAGCCGCGCATCCTTGTTCACTTTGCAAGCCTAACGAACAAAGGACTGACGGGATCCGATGACTTTGTAAAGGCATACAGAGAAGATCCCAAGACAGACTTTCACCAGATGGTAGCCGACATTGCTAATATTCCTCGCAAACAAGCCAAGACCATAAACCTGGGTATCATGTATGGCATGGGACAGACAAAGCTTGCAGAGCAGTTGGATGTGTCAACGGACCAAGCTAAACGGCTCATGCGTCAATACCACGACGATGTTCCCTTTGTTAAAGAACTCATGGACGCCGTACAGCGCAGAGTGTCGCACCGAGACAAGGGCGGGTTTGTCAGATCATTGCTAGGCCGCAAGTGTAGGTTTGATCTGTGGGAACCCAACCTGTTTGTTTCTGCACGGGCCTTGCCAAAGGAAGAAGCTCACATTGAATATGGCGACAACATCAAACGTGCATATACATATAAGGCATTGAACAGGTTAATCCAGTCGAGCGCGGCAGATCAAACAAAGGCAGCAATGGCCGCTGTTTACGAACAAAGAAACAAGATACCGCTCGTACAGATACACGATGAACTGGCTTTTTCCGTAACGGAAGTGGAGGAGGCCCGTGACCTCTGCAAGATAATGGAATCTGCTTACAAACTAGAAGTACCAAGCCCTAGCGACATCTCGCTAGGTGATAACTGGGGGAACTTGACTAACGTGGACAAATCCGATAGTGTCCCAGAAGTAAAGGATGATTAAGTTATGAACCCAGAAAAATGGAAATCAGTTGTAGTACCGATTGAGAGCTACCATGTCTTGAAAGACATGGCTGCGAAAGAACGTCGAACGATTTCCGGTCAATTCACATTGATACTGGAACAAGTAACTGGCAAGAGCATTACAGTAAGTAAGGCTCCTGATCCAAGTACTAAGAAGAAAGGATCGACATGACCGCAGTATTAGCAACAGCCGCTTTTTATGCCGTAGTCTTAATCGTATCGGCTATGTAGTCCGATGGGTAAGCGGTCCTCTGGAAATTTTGAAAGACAAAAGAGGGACTTTTACCCCACTCCGCTTAGTGCAGTAAAACCTCTTCTCCCCCATTTATTAGAGAAAACCGTCTTTGACGAGCCCTGTGCTGGAAACGGTGCTTTAGTTGACCACTTGGAAGCCGCCGGACACCGATGCCTACGGGCCACGGACATCGAACCACAACGCGATGACGTTGGAACATGTGATGTCTTTGACATTGAATCTTGTTACGGGGATTGTTTCATAACCAACCCACCTTGGAATAGAAAGATACTGCACCCCTTAATTTTACATCTTTGCGAGAAGGCACCATTGTGGTTACTGTTTGACGCGGACTGGATGCACACCCGACAAGCTGCTCCATATCTTCCGTACTGTCAAAAGATTGTAAGTGTTGGGCGGGTGAAGTGGATAGCGGACAGTCCTTACTCAGGAAAAGATAATGCGGCTTGGTATTTATTTTATAACAAAACCTCAGATGGTTTCGTAGACTTCTTTGGGAGACGATGATAAATTTGAAGAACTTATTCTTCTCCCTGTGTTTGTGGTTTGTTGACTCCTTCCACAAGCACTTCGGTGGTGGTTTTTACATAGGCCACCACCGTTTTTTATTCTGTGAGATATAAGAGTTCCGCATGGCAAACGATGAACAAGAAGAGTCGAGGGACGGGATAGAGCTTCTTTGTTCTATCTGTAAATCCCCCGTTGATCTGGAAAACGAGGGCGGCGTCTCTGGAAACTTTGGCATCTGCCCAGTGGCCTTTTGCGTTTGGTGTTACGCTTCTATTATAGACATGGTTTCTCAGACTTGTTCGCGCTGCCAAGAAGATGACGAAGAAATATACATGAACTAAAAAGGAGAAGACTAATGGAATTAGCCGTAGCTTTTATGATGTCGATAGGCGGTTTGTTTATAGCCGATAACCAAGAATTCTTTAAAACGGTTGACGAACAGATACAGCAAGGGGCCGAGTGGCACTATGTAGGTAAGTCACCACTGGACCCGGATGCAGTGTCCATTGCAGCGCAGATGTGCGATGGCAAATGTGACGAGCCGTACATCATGTGGAAGCTAAAATTTCCAGAGTAACTTAAAAAGGGGTTGACACCCTTTTTTTTATGCCTATGGTTATGGGACAAGTTACATACATATAGGAGTCGGAATGATGAACCAGTCAGAACTATTCTCACTAATGCAAATCTCGACACTTACTGTCGTCGAGCAACGCATAGCACATTGTGAGGACGCACGGGACAAGGCCCACGATCCAGACATCAAGATCCTCTGGGAAGCCTATGCCTTGCAACTTCGTAACCAGCGCATAAAGGAGTCAAATTGATG